AAAGAATAATATGAAAATAAAAGGATTTCAACAATGAATGAACCCAAGCTCCTAAAAGCCCCCGACAAAGAGAGATATATTTTATACAGAAAAACTCCCAACAGGGAGATGAAGTTCAGCGCGAACTACAAGGCAAACGTCCCGCAAGGCATGAGCCAGGCCGACGAGAAGGAGCTGGCCGAAGCCCTGATGCGGAACAACTATCTGTACTTCGAGGAACAGGTCAGGAAATTCTGGGATGACTTTAACAGCTTAATGGCGTAAAAATACCACAGGTGTGGTATAATTAGGATATGGATGAACCGGAAAAAATCGGGGCAAAACGGAGATCGGATGGGACTTTCGGCCCAGGGAATAATGCCAATCCGGAGGGCAGGCCGATAGAAACAGAAGAACAAAAACTCGTTAGAAAAGCAAAGCGGGAATTCGTTAAGGAATACAAAGAGAAGCTTGAGGAATCATTGCCGTATATCTCGCCAGTTTTAATAGCCAAGGCAATAGGGGGAGACATACAAGCGATTAAAGAAATTCACGATATAGTGGTAGGAAAGATGCCGACTAAAATAGCCGGTGATCCCGACAAACCTTTAATAATTCAAATATCACAGGAGATAGCCGAAAAAAATGAAATTGAAACAGAAAAACTATAAACATCGTGCTATTAACTCCAAGCCAGGCCCAGATAGCTAAAGACCGGCACCGCTTCCGTGTATTGCGCTGTGGCAGGCGATTCGGCAAGACAACCCTTGAAGTCGAGGAGATTAAGGGTGCGGCAATCTATCAACCGAAGAGAATTTGCTACATAGCGAACAACTACCAGCAAGCCAGAGATATCGCGTGGGAGATGCTGAAGAGAGAGCTGGGCGGGGCGATTAAGGAAACGAACGAAGCAAGGCTGGAAATAAGAACCCATACAAAAGGCGGAGGAGAGAGTTTTATCGTCCTGCGGGGGTGGGAGAGCATCGAGAACTTGAGAGGACAGGCGTTTGACCTGCTTGTTCTGGACGAGGTGGCGCAGATGAGGAACTTCTGGGTGAACTGGCAGGAAGTATTACGGCCCACGCTCACCGACAAGAGGGGGCAGGCGATATTCTCCAGCACTCCCAAGGGGTTCAATCATTTTTACGATTTATGCAATCAAGAATTAACCGATTCCGACTTCAAGACATTTTACTTTACGAGCTACGACAACCCGCACCTGCCGTCCGACGAACTGGAGAAAGCCAAAGCCACGCTTCCGGCCGAAGTATTCGCTCAAGAGTACGAGGCCAACTTCCAGAAGACGCAGGGATTGGTCTACAAGGAGTTCTCAAGGGAGAAGCATCTATACGAAGAACTGCCGGGCGGGGACTTTGAGAAGTACGGGTTCATCGACTTCGGCTACCGCAACCCCGCGGCGGTTCTGGACGGCTACTGGGACGGAGAGACGCTTTACATCGAGGACGAGTGGTATAAGCGCGAGCGCACGGACGCGCAACTGGCCGACTACGCGAAGCTGCAGAATTATAAAGCGGTATTCCCCGATCCGGAGAACCAGAACGGCATAGCGGAATTGAGGAGAAGACAGGTTAATGTCCGCGAGGTTCAGAAGGGCAAGGGAAGCGTAACCGGAGGAATACAATCGGTAAGAGAGATGCTGATAAGGGGGTCAATTAAGGTAAACAAGAGATGTATCAACTTAATCTCGGAGTTCGAGACCTATTCTAACGAGGACGCTAAGGGCGACAGAAACGAATCGGAGAACCCGGTAAAAGCCAATGACCATGCTTTAGACGCTTTGAGATACGGAGTGTCTTCCCTGCTTCCGCTGGTTACGAGGAACGAATATATCAGGAACATTCCCCTCCCGGCGTGGATGAATAATGAACCGGAGAACCCTGCGATTTAATTATCCCCATGAAATAAAATAGGAATTATGTTATACTTAGAGTATGCCTTTTAAGAAAGTCGGGCGATTTTATCGTAGCCCTTCGGGAAGGCGTTATACGGCGCGCCAAGTCCGCGCTTATTATGCCACCAACGGCTGGAAGAGGAAACCAAAAAAGCGAAAAAAGTGAAACAAAGTTCATACAAACTCGTTATAAATAACGGAGGAAAAACGTCCGAGGCATCCGCCCCGACGATCATAGAGGCCCTTGAGAAAGTGAAGATGACGAAGTTCGTAGGCAAGATATCGGCTGTCGTAAGCCACGGGGATAAGGCATATACATTCCCGCTTTTAAGACCTTTTTACTTCAGGAAGGTTTTAGAATTCCCGCAATATAAGCAACTATTTGAAAAAAGGGCGAAACAATTTTTAGGAGAAATATAATTATGAAACAAATGACGAACGACGAGTGGAGGAAGTATCTCGGAGACGCGAAGTTCGCGGAGCTTCAGGCGGCCGCCGAGAACCCGACGCTCCTCGAGGCGCTGGAGGACGTGTTCTGCCTCGAAATCAAAGAAGACAACTCCGCCGCTCCGGGAAGGCCGGGCGATATGCACGGTAACTGGCTGTTCAATTATGTGCTTCAGGCGGGAGGTTCCGTGCAGGACGAAATGCTCCTGAAGCAAATCAGGGGCTACGTTGTGGGCCTGCAGCTGGTTCAGAACGCTTTGCGTGTTATTGAGCGGTTCAAAAAAGAGCCGGACAAGTCGGAGGAAGACGAGAACCCCGCGGTATAAAAAGGTCGAGTAATCGAAATCCAGCAAGATGAACAAAACATCATATTTACTCTTGGGCGCGCTCGCTGGTTTGGCGTTATTTATTCTTGCGCCCAGAGTCGGAGCGCCTATAGGCATCTCGCTCGGCGAGCCGTCTTACAGCGCATCAAACATCGCGTTTAGTTCCGTTGCTTGCGGAAGCAACGGCTCAAGCGGAACGGGCACGGCTATCACGGCCGCCCAGCCGGGCAGATTGCTCTTTGAGGCATCGAACCCGAACCTGACGGCGGCGGTTTTTATCTGCCGCTCGGCCAGCACGTGCCTCAAGGCATCGAGCACGGTAGTAATCTCGGCTACAACCACGTCAGATATGCCGAGTGTCTACCACCAGCAGGATGCTTACATCGGCGGTTATTCGTGCGTGAGCGACGGAGCCACGACGACGATAGCGGTTCAGCAGGCAATTTAACAAGTTAATAAAAATCTTGGGATAAAAATCTTGGGAGGTTGTGCCGTTTCCGGTGCAGCCGATAGGTTTCCCCAAGATTCCCATCGGCTCCCCCGGAAGCGGCGTCAACCTTGACCCCGCTTTTTTGGTCGAATAATTAACCAATACAAAATTATGTCGGAGAAATTAGGGAAAGGCAGATTGCCCTCGGTGAAAGACAAATACGAGGCGGTTGTCGAGGCGGCGGCAAAGTTAGCGGAACACGCCGCCGAAAAAGGTCGAGTAAAAGAACCAAAGCGCAAAAAGAAGAATGCTTAAAGGTTTATTAGCAGGGGCAGGTATCTTCCTGGCGGGTCTTGTCCTCGGAGTTGTTTTGCTCGGCCAGGGAGGTAATGTAGGCGCGACGCCCGGGGGTCAGTTCACGAACCCGGTTATATTCAGCGATGAAATAACGCTGGATGGCAATAATTGCGCCCAAAGAACGAGTGTCGTGATTCCGGCCATTTCGGGCACGGATTCACAGCTTAACGGCGGAAATCCCGTGAACGCGACGAGTGTTACGCTGGGACAGACCGCGGTCGGCGATCTGGCTTTCGCGAGCTGGAACTCCGCGACGGGAACGCTTGAAGCCCTCGGACTGACGATGACAGCGAACGCGTCAACGGGGGTCGTAACGGTTTACTTTGAGAACGTTAAGACGGCAACCTCATCGGCCATCAATAGCGGCACGTTGAGGGTTTGCTCGATTGACATCTAAACGACTGGGTTATCATTCCCATAAAAAAATGAATAACGAGTCATGATCCTCGAAAGATCACAGCTGGTTATTAATCCATAAAATTAAACTCGACTTATCAACTATGTCTGAAGTTGAACAGAACCCTGAACTCGAACAGGTAAACACCGAGGAACCCGGCGAACCGGCGGAGGAACCTAAGCAGGAACCCGAGCCGAAAAAAGAACTCACGCCGGAGCAGGAGAGAGGAATCAAACAGAGACAGCTCACGAAACTTGCAAAAGAATTGGGAGTTGACCTGCCCTCCAAGAAGGAGAAATCCGAACCTGCCGAAAAGAATGAGTTCAGCGACACGGAACAGCTCTTTTTAGACGTTCAAAAAGTCCCGGAAGAGGACAGAGAATGGCTCTTTGAAGAGCATAAATCTACTGGCAAACCTCTGCGGCAACTCGTCGGATTCAGATACGTCCAAGACGAACTGAAGACCCGGCTTGACGGCCGCAAGTCCGAGAACGCGCTTCCCGAAGGCAAAAACCGGACGGGAGCGGCACCCTCGAACTCCTTTGACTACTGGTGGGCCAAGACGCAAACTGGCCTGTCAATCAAAGATGTCCCCGATCCCAAAATCCGCAAGCAAATAGGAGACAAGCGGTACGAGGACGATCGGAGAAAGAGAGGACGCTTTTAATGGTCGCCGTGTCGCCTAACTAACAGACAACACAAATGGCGGCACCAACAACAGCAGCGACATTCGTCTATAAGGACGAATTTGAAGACCGAATCCAACAGCGTTTGGACGAGCCGAATGTTTGGAAGGAGGTCTGCGAGGTTCAGTATTCCGATACGAAAGTCCTTCATTGGCCTTTCCAGACGGATATAACGCTCCAGACGCCTACCAGGTCATCGGCATACACGTATCAGACGCTTCAGCAAACTGACGAGCAGTTGAGCGTTGACCAGGTAGCTGTCGCGCCTGTCCTTATTCCCGCGGCCGACTTAGCACAGTCGGGCTACGCGGACATGATGGACTTGGCCGACAGGCTGGCGGCCCAACTGGACGAGCAGATTGAAACCTATGTCTGGAAACAAAACTCCGCGTGGGAGGTTTTTGACGGCGCAGACATCGGCGGATCGGCGGGTTCTAT